GTTTGACGTTTGCGTTGCTGGATGCGGGCTACGCGGCGCATGAATCGACCTTCAACTGGCGCCAGGCGCCGACCGCTTCGAAGATCCGCGCGGCGTGCGCCTCATCCAGCGATATCGCTTCGGGAATGGCGATCCAGCCCGAGGCCACCATCTGGCTTTGGTTGGCCTCGTCGCGCAGCTTCTTGTAGCAATGCTCGATCACATCTTCCAGGTGGTCGGAGAGGTAAACGCCATCGGGCGCCACCTCCACCGACTTGCTGTAGCGGTCGCCGCGGGCGTCGATACACAGGGCGCTGAGGTAGATCGTCCATCGGTGAGGAATTCCGCAAACGGCCTGGCCTATCTTCCCGGGCGGGATGTTTTTCAGCGACTTGTAATTGACCATGCCCTGGCGGCCGCTGGGATCGATGTTCACCACCGCGACGTGGTTGGCAGCCAGCAGCGACCGGCAGGACCGGTCAATGCGTGCTTTGAGATTGTGGGGTTTGCGCTTGCTCATAATGCCTCCGCGAGTTTGCGCAGCGCCTTACGTTCTGCCGCTGTGATGGGCGGCTTTCGGCGCTTGAGGATGGTTTCGGGATCGATCTTGGTGGAGCGGGGCGGTGGCAGCGGGTTGATCGCCGGGCTTTCGCCCAGGTAGATCGTTCCACCGGCCGCCAGGAACTGCGCCGTGCGCTCCGATATTGAGTCGGCGTGCTGACGCTGCTGCTCAACCAGGTTGAGGTGGTTGCTGATCATGCTGCCGCCTTGGCCAGCGTCACCCCGGCCATGCTGAAGGTCGACCCCTGCGCCGCGACCATCGCGTCGAGCGCTTCCCGGTTGACCAATAGGACGGTGATCGGCGCCTGACCATATGCCACGGCTTTCACCAGGGCCTCGAAGTCTGTCACGTTGGCCTGCAGCGCTACCTGCTCCACGGTGTGGCTCGCCACAGGCTTTGTGGCCTGGCCGACGGTCGCCTGGACCGGAGCGGTGCGGACAGGCTCTGGTGTCGCCACCTTCTCCACGACCGGTTCTGGCTTGATAGCTGCCAGGCGCTGGGCTTCTTGCTCTTCGGCGATACGCTTCGCGTCGGCCTTTTGTTGCTCCGCCTTCTGGTGTTCCGAGATCCGAACCTTGATCAGCGCTACCAGATCATCGCTCGCCTTCATCACCAATTGCTGCACGTCGTTGAAGAGGAACATGTAGTCGGCGGCGAGCTCGTCCAGGCTGGCCAAGTTGTTCCGGATGCTGTCGCCGATCTGGCTGGCAGCGATCTTCGCCCGGGCCAACTCCGAATCAGCGGCATCGCGCAGGCTGGCAATGGTCTTTTTGCCTTTAATGGCGCCGGCGAAGTCCGCTGGCACAGCCGGCATGCGCGCCTTTCCGCCCAGCGATGCGTTGATCCGGTCGATATGCACCTGCAGCGCCTTGGCTGCGTCCATGGCGATGTCTTCACGGATGCTGACCTTACGAGCCTTCACCAGCTTGTCGAGCATCAGGCGTTTTTTGCGTAGCTCTTCCTGAATGGTGTCCAAGGTCTTGAACAGCTCGTCGATGCTGGCCGTCTGTGCGAGCGCATTCGCCTTCACAAGGTCGATGTTCTTTTCGGCCTTGTCGCAGAACTTGACCATTTCCTCGGCGTCGGCGAAGTGCTGATCTGTCTGCAGGTCAGTGTTTATGGCCTGGATGCGCGCCATCACCGTAGATTGAAAGGCGGGAAGGTTGGACGACTTCACGGCGCCTTCGAGTTGGACGGAGAGCGTAGGCAGCGTTTCGATAACGGCCGCGACAACTTCAACAACAGCGGCATGTGGGGTGTGCTCAGCCAGGTCTGCCTCAAACTGCTTCCAGCCTTCGATCAGTTGCTCGGCGCGGCCGGCGACCGGGCGATATTCCATGCTGACGAAGTTCTCGGCAGTGCCGTCGGAACAAACGAAGATGACCCGCTCGGCGCCGCTCACCAATAACTGCTGCTCAAGCTGCCAATAGTAGTGCGGTGCCAGGTCCTCAGCTTTCACTTGGGCGACCAGTGATTCGTTCCAGAGCTTGTGCTCGAACAGCGTCTCACCGAGCTCCGTCGCGCCGTCCAGAGAGGCCAGCAGATTGCCTTCGGTACCCACGACCGGATACAGCTCTTCGCCAATCATGACTTCCACTAGGGGGCGAGCCAGCGCCTCAGTCGCGTGACCCTTGTCGAAGATGAACTGCTGCGAAGGCGTCACATCTGGCGCGATGCCGGTCTTCTTCAGAGTGAGAAGCTCGGTGCGGGTCTGGTACTTCGAAGCGCCCATCATTGCCGGAGCTTCAGAAGCGGTGAAGCGCTGAGCGCGGAGGGCATGCCATTCGGCAGAGCCTTGAGCAACGTTATGGATTTTCATGCTGCTGCACCTTCGAGTGGCTTGAGCTGGTTGATGGAGTCGATTTGTTCGGCGGTCAGCGTGTATTTGCTGCTGACAGTGGCGATCAGATGCTCTGGCGATGACTTGCCGTCCTCAATCGCCTTGCGCCATCTCGGCAGGTTCTCTGCCAGCTTTTCGTCGGGATACGCCTCAAGCTCCGTCGGCGCCGCGATCTTGGCTACGCTGGCGAGGGGCTGGCCGTTCTCGCGGTCTTTCGGCATGTCCTGCAACTCTTCCGCGACCGGCATGCCGCGCAACACATCAGGGAACACGTCACGCAAGGCGAAAGCTCGGGCCCGCATTTGGCGCATTCGCTTTGGGTGCTGGGTCCACGGGCCTTGCTTGCCCATCAATCCCGCCGTCTTGGCATCGTCCATGTCGAAGGTTCTGACCTGCTCGTCTTCGCCGCGGCGCTTCACTCGGCAGGTTGCCGCGTGTCCGTCGTCGCTTTCGTAGACGTACTCACAAAGAGGCGAGCCCCGCACCAGGGCAATCACTGCGTCACCCCAGAGCGCCGGGCGCCCGTTGATGACCGCGATGTTCTGCATCGCTTGCAGCGGTTGCAGGCCCAACTCCAAACCCCACTGGATCGCAACCAGGATGTTGCCGGGGTTACCGAGGAACTCTTTTGGCACGATCGTCGACTTGGCCAGGATGTCGGCAAAGGCCATTGCCTCGGTAAGCGACGACGGCGTCAGGCTGAAACTTTGCTTTGTGGTTAATTCGGACACGACAGAATCCTTGCCGCGATGCACGCAGCGTTTGAAGGTGTGGGGTTATTGAGTGACGCGATCAGCGAGGGCGCTGATCAGCATCAGGAAGATGAAGACGGAGATGGCGATTAAACTTCCGCGGAGGATGGCGGCACGTTTTGCACGCTGGTAGGAGGTCAAGCTTTCACCTCATATGTGATCGTCCACTCACCACACAGGCAGGCCCTGCGGCTCCAAGCGTGAACATTTTCAATGCTGGCTAATTCAGCAGAGTGTAGAGCGTCTTCCCAAGTTGCGCCCTTGAACACCATCAGTACGCGGTCGCTTGGTACCGCCATGAATTCGGGCAGTTCTTCAATTTGTTCGTCGATCAGCGATTTAACCGGTGCGGTACTCATGCGAACTCCTTGCGCTGCCTGCAATGCTTCAGCAGGCGCTGGCAGTAATGGCTGAATTCTTCGAGGGTGATCAACTGATCCGTCATCAGGTTGGTGATGATCTGCTGAACCAGAATGCTGTTACCGGGCGGACTGTCCGGATGCGAGAGGCTATCCAGCGCTTCATCGATAAGGATGTGCGGGCTCATAGATCACCATCCACATCGTCTTCACGCTCTTCCCGTTCCGCCGCAACCGCGTCGGCGGCGTATGGCTTCAGAAGCTCCATGGCGATGCGCTCGGCGGCTTCTATGGGACGCTGCTGGCCGATCAGGTCGGCAGCGTGACCGCGCGAGTCGGCCTGACTGCCCAGGATCGAAGACAGGAACAGTCGGGCGAACGAATCGCGCTGGTCCAGGTCGTCGATCTGGCGCTGATTTAGGACGCCCTGCAGGTAGGTGCAGAACCGATCGAACGTCACCACCTGCGGCTGGCCGTAGCGGCGCTTCCACTTGATGTCCATTCCGCACACCAACTGCTCGGCCGAGTGTTCCAGCCACTCCTGCTCCGCGCTCGCCTCGCTGACCTCTGGAGGCAACTGAGCGTCGTAACGCTCCTGGCATATCTTCAATGCTGCGTTCATGGTCGCCTCCAGGCTTGGTTATTCGGTGGGCGGGGCTGGGAGTGGCTGCCAGTGGGTAACCCAAAGCAGATCCTGAAATTCACCAGTAAAAAAACTGTTGTGATGAGAGGCAATGAAGATGTCTACGCCGTCAGAGCAAAGAACATCGGCATCTTCGGCAGGGAGCCTGTCGCCGCACTTGATCCAATCGCTCATGGCGACCTCCAGTGTTTGGGGTTAGGCGTCTTCTTGCTCGATGCCAAAGTACTGGCGGACGTATTCCTCGCCGATCTCGTCAAGCAGCTCGTCCTGGTCCTTATGCTCAAGGATTTCTTTGGCGTCGAACTGATTCAGTAGCTCTGGAGGATTGATATCTGCGGTAACGCGGAAGTCAGTGGAATATCGCCCCGGCTTATCCACCGTCAGCGTTTCGGTTTCAAAAATGATTTCTTTGCTCATGACTCTCTCCATTCGTTGGTTCACCTGTATTCGTCAACACTCATGCCTC